GTGAACCAAGCCACGACTGATCGCCTGCACCGACAGACTCAGTGCGCGGAGCGAGCTGAGACATGGGTGATCACCCCTTTCAAGGTGAGTTGTGCAGGCGGGTGCCTGCGTGGATTACTTGTTGGTTGCCGCGAACCGTTCCCGCCCTGCGGTGAGGCTTCCGCCACGCCCCTGGGAAGGATTTCCTTGTTGTGGATTCGGTTTCGGCCCTGGAGATCCGATCAGGGGAAGCAGTTCGTCGATTTCGGCGTCAAGCTCCTCGGCTGTGGTGCCGGTGAGCTTCTTGGCCAGCGCCGCAGGTAGCCCCTTTGTGTTGGCTCGGTCCAGGCGCAGCTGTGCCACCATGGCTTGCTGCGCCTGCCCTTCCGCCTTCACCCGGGCATCGCGCTCGGACTGGACTACCGCCTTGAGCTCGTTGATCTGCTGTTGCCATTCCGGCAGCCCGTCGGCCTTGACGCCGTCGAGCTGCTTGGTCAAGTCGTCGATCTGCTTTTGCAGATCGCCCACCTTGGCATCGGCCGCCTTGCGGGCTTCGCGCTCCGCGTCCAGGGCCTTCTTTCCGCCCTCGCCCAACGGCTCGTCGGGCTTCGGGTCATCCTTGGGCGCAGGGTCGTCCTGCGGACCAGTCGGATTCGGGTTCTCGGACAATGTTCCTCCATCGCAGAGGTCATCCGGTCGGCCTCGCGCCTTCCGGGGGTCTTCCTGTACCTACGAACTTTTTCGCTTGGCGTAGGCACGCGCTGCGGCACTGTCGGCGGGAACTCGCTTGGTTACCCAACTGCCGCTGCTGAACACCTCGATGTCGACCTTCTTGATCGGGTCGACAGTGGGGCCTTCCATTAGTCGCGCAATGTCTTTCGGGTCTCGCGATTCCCGTGATGCCGCGATGTAGTCATCTTCCCACCGGGCCGCATAGTCAGGCGGCTCGTAGGACTGTCCCGGGCGCACTGCTACAGCCACACAGAAACAGTTGTCGTGATACCGGTCGGCATGGGACTGGCTGCCGCGCAGGCGTCCTGTACGAAGGTCGCCAACTTTCTTGCCCTGCTTGGCGGCACGTCCGGCCGACACGTAACGCTCTCGCCGCGCGAGGGCATTCTCTGTGGACTCGGCGCCCGCTGCGATACGACGGCGATCGCCCGCAGTGAGCGAAGCGCCACGGCCAGCTACGACCGTGCGATGAACCCCAGCCTCTTCGTCATATGCCACGCCACGATTGCGGTACACAGCACCGCGAGTGGCGAGCATCCTGCAGAACCCGCAGGCATTGGGGCGGGCTTGTCGCGCCCACCGTGTCCCAGGGTCGCGAATCTCCGTCATGGGGACGTTGTATTCGACAGCCAGATTCTCCAACGTCGTCTGTCGGGATACATCCATCACCATTCGCGCAGTCGCGCCGGCCAGGCGGTTCTGCGGGAGCCCTTCGCCTGGGGCGTACAGCGCCCACCGCGCCGACCCGATCAGTCGATCCTCAGGCAGTTCGGGTGCAGGCTGCGCCTTGAACGCCAACCCCGGCGCGAGCTCGTCATACACCTGCGCCGAAACCAGGGCCGAGGCTTGCAAGTACGGTCCGACCAACTCGGGGAATGCTTGCAGCAGAACATTTGCGAACTCCGCACGGTCTCCGAACCGACGAAAAAACTGGGCGATGTCGACACCGGCACGTATCGCCAGCTCCTCGAGGACCAGTTGCAGTGCCGCCGCGTCAGACGATGTCGTCATTGGCGGTCCGCAGGGACTCGACCAGGCTGGCCACCGTGGACTGCTGACGATCCCGCCTCAGTTGCTGCTGCTCTTGCTGCGACAAGCCGATCCGATCCCACGTGACCGGCGAATCAGCCGGCAACACACCCGAGCCGATCAACTTCGCCGCCTCATCGGCAGCGGCCGCCCGCGTCGGGGTCGACGCATCCCGCCACGACACCCCCACCTCGCGGAAGGCCTCGGGATCCACCGAGCCGTCCCGAATCAACAGTGACAGGTAGGCGACCTCCTGCCAAGCCATCCCGAATGACAGTTGCCGCCGCTCAGCACGTTTCACCAGTCGGTATTCCTGCTGGCGAATCGAATCTGCAGACGACGGGTTGTCCGTCACGAAGCCCAGGTAGGGCGCCGGGATTCCCGACTCCGAGGCAAGAAGCTGCGAATAGGCCCTGACCTGCTCGATGTACGGCGTAGGGGGGTTGGATCCAAACTCATGCAACTTCGGCTCAATGGGATCGCCGTTCACATCTTCCTGCGGAGGAACAACGTTCATCCGCCCCGCCGTGGACTTCCATCCCGCCCTACGATTCTCGCGGTCCGAATTGTCCTCCGACATCCCGAACACCGCGGGGTCAGTGTTCAGTGCCGTCCACTTCGGGGTCGTATAAAACTCCCGGTTGATCTCCATCCCACACAAAGTGCGGACTGCGGCGTCAGTCAGATAAATCACGGGGCGGGTGATCTCCGAGCGCCCCGCAATATCAGAAGCACGTTCACGGTTCAGCAGGCGGGCCATCGGCACACGACCCAGCCCATGAGGATCCCGGTCAACGACCTTCAACTCGCCGCGCACCTGCTCAAACAGGATCGTTTCGTTCGGCAAGTACAGAGTCTCCCACTGGGTTACGCCGTACTCGTCAACGGTTCGAGACAGGCCCATCCGGGCGCGCCGCAGCCGATAATCCCACTCCACCGTGGCCGATTCGGTCGACTCGACCGACACCAGAACTTCCGGCTCTCCCGGCTCACCGCGCCCGGCGGTGATGAACCCACATCCGTAGATCAGCCCATCCAGATGCCCCCGGCCGGCCTCCACCGCCAAGTGGTTGTCCCGATACACCACATCGAGATCGAGATCGTCGGCGCCGGTCCAGCCGCGAAACTCCAAGCGTTCCTCAAGAACATCCACCACAGTCCCCGGCCATCCGGACACCGCGCGAACAACCTCCGGGAGCCCTTCCGGCGCGGAGATCCCCAAGTCCTCGGCACTGCGCTTCCCCTCGTACAGGTCGGATTTCTCACGGTTGCGCAAGGCTACATTCCGCAGCCGCATCCGCAGGCCGGCGACCGCCGAATCCTCATCCTTGGACAGGCTCAGCGTCGGAAGAGCTACTGCCACAGGAGAAGTCACCCGATCACCGCCTTCCGCACTCGTCGTGGTCCAGGTTCACGCCGACCAGCAGCGCCGGCCAACGCCAACGCCAACGCCATACTCGGAGCGTTGCGCACCGAATTTTTCAAATCGAATGTCCAACCCGCACCGTTGCGGCCCAACTTTTTCTTAGCCCCAGCAAGTGAATCCTTCAACGACTCCTGATCCGCATGAGTCAGCCATCCCTCATCGCACCCCGCCACCAATAACTCACACCCGCGGGCGGTTTCACTCGCCGGAGCCAACCGCGCATCAACGCGCTTGGCCTGCAGTATCGGCAACAACGGCGCAGCGGCCCCATAGTTCGGCACCAACACTGGCGCCCTACGAGGAGCTCGGGCCGTGATCCAATCCGACACCGAATCCAGGCGGATGTGAGCGAAAACCTCCTCCAGAAAGCGCGCATCACCGCCGGCCCAGCACGCCACGACGGAAAACTGCCCATCGTGAGCCGCCACCCCGAACGAGCTCGGCGGAGCCTCCGGCTCGGGGCCAATCGCCTTCAACTGCTCCCACCGCGTCGCCGACACCACATCCATCGAAGCTTCGGCATCCCAGACGCCCATCGCCTCACGGCGCCAAGCATCCTCATCCGGCATGTTCTTCCGCATCCGCAGCATCGACTCCAGCGGAGTCCGCGACGGATACGACGGATTCATGATCGGCCACTGCGACCGATCATTCGGGTCAGCATCAGGGTCAGCGGAAAACTCGACATACACCATGTCGTCATCAGCGTTGCCATCCAATGCCTGCTGACGCTTCGCCGTGAAAGATTCACCCTCATCAGTCGGCCGCGGCGGCGTACCAATGAAGAACAACAGCCCGCCGTGAGGGTTCTGCGCCTGGTTCGTCGCCGGCACCATGTCCTCCAGCGCCCGCAGAGGCAATATCAGCGCCTCGTCGAACACCTCGATGTCAATCTTGTCCATACCGCGCCCGAACCCCAAAGCGCGGGCGCCAAACATGATCACAGAGCCGTTCTTGAACAGGATCTCCTGCTCGCCATTGACCAGTCGCACCGATTCGATGTGCGGCCACACCTTCTTCTTCCGCACCATCCCCTGCATTGACCGGAACGTGTTACCAGTCGTCCGCAAATGGTGCGAAGTCCAAATAGCCCGCAACCCCGGGAACAGCAAGCACAAACCGATCAGCAAGTGCCCGATAGTGAACGTCTTGCCCACCTGGCGGGGAATCGACGCCACAACCCCGCCGATAGTCGACGCCCACTTGCCGGTGCAGTCCGGGCCGTCCACGCCCAAGGCGATGGTCCCAAACCCCTGCTGCCAGGGGTCAAACTTCACCCCAACTGAAAGCAGCTTGTCCTGCACCTTCGGGAACGCCGACGACTTGATGGTCGACGGGTACACCAGGTGCCGAGAAACCTCAGATAGCCGAGGCGTCGAAGTCTGTGCTGATGTCGCCATCATCGTCGGCGTCAACCTCCCGGGCGTCCAGCGCCCGAATCTCCTTGTCCAACTCCCGCAGTTGGCGCATCAGTGGCGCCAGCACATGCGGAGGAACGCCCGCATCAATCTCGCCAGCTGCCTTCTTGCGCAGCGCCACCAACAGGTCACGCTCCGAGCAAGTCACCGCGTCCTTGATCGTGACCGGGACCGGCTTCGTCTCATTGGTGACCACCGTCAGCTTCCTGGCCATAGCGATCACCTCTTTTCTGTTTTTTTCGCGGGGAGATATTTCGCCA